CGATAATTCCATCTTGTTGTCCTTCCGTTATCCTACGGATTGCTTCTCTATCAGAAGTCTCTGTAGCTCCACTAACAAAAAACACTTTCCTGTTAGCCGCTGCATTAGTATTTATAAGCTGATACAGTACCTTTCCGTGTTTATCTACAAATTGAAATAAAACAAGCGTGTTGCCTTTCAAATCAAGCGTAAGGTTCTTAATAAAATTATTACGCTTTTCATGTCTAACAATATAATCAACTTCTGTTTGATAATCTCTTTTGTTTTCTTTTCTTATATCTTCTGGATATTTTAACACAAGCATATTGATTTTTAATTTTGCTAGTGTATTGTTATCTTGTAAATCTTTAGTAGTTGTAACTTTAAATACTCTACCAAACAATCCTTCTAATACTAACTTATGAGTTTGTGTTCCATCAAGCGTACCTGTAGTACCTATTCTAAAGCTAGCACGTTCACTCTTATTCATAATTGAAGTAAGAGATTTAGATTTAAATCCATGTGCTTCATCACCAAACACAGCACCAAATTGATGGAACCATGTTCTAGGCAATTTATATACAGATTGCCATGTAGATATCACTATACGTTCTGATAAATTAGTTTTAGGTTTTCCAGAGTATATTCTATGAATTTCTTCATTAACATCAAAGACTTCATCTTTAGCAGAATATTCTTCCATATCAGTAAACAACTGTTCAACCAATGAGGTTGTAGGAACAATGATTAATATCTTTTTATCTTTATACGCTTCTAATATAAAGCGTGCTAAAATATAGATTATTAAAGATTTACCAGAACCTGTAGGAGATAACAGAATAGCTCGTTTAACAGCAATTGCTTTTTGAATTGCAATGAACTGATAGTCTCTAACTGGAAATGGTAATGATAAAGAATCAATAAACAAATTTAATTCTTTATCACTTATAGGATCTATTTTTATTAATTGAGGATCTATCTTTGTGCCATAATCTCGTTTAGCAGCAAAGTTAGTTACATATGTAAGTAGACCTATTGGAAGTTCACGCGTATGAACATTAAATAATCGAATTTTTCCATCCCATACCTTGTTACGATATGCTGGCATAAACTTATAACCTGGGACGTAGAAAGAAAAGAATTCACTTAGCTCTTGTGCAATACCACTATCACACTGAATAAGCATTTGAGCTTCATCAATCTTTTCAAAATCAATTACATCATGAGCCACTTTCGAATTGTCTCCATTTAATCATGTTACCAATAGTCTGATGACGCCATTTAATATTCTCTACAATCTCTGATAACGTATCAACGATTGTTTTTAAATATTGAATTTTCTCTTCTGATTTTTGGATTTCTGGATCTGCATCATAATAGTATTCCATTTCACCCTTTAATACTTTAAGGCCTTGAAACGGATCAGGATCCCAACCAAAAGCTTCAAGCTCAGATTGATCCATCTTACCATTATAATATAACCATTTATTTTTCAATAAGGTTTTCTGCTGAAACTCAGCTCTTTTCATATTGAGTTTTGTTGTTGAAAGTATTTCGAGATATTTAGCATGTAATGTAGGTGTTAACCTAGAAGACTCAGCCAAATCATTTCTACTAATTTCACAATCATCTTTCCACATATCAAGTATGCTTTTCAAATCTAACATTATCTATTCCAAGTTTTTATAATTAAACGCTACTCTATAAAGTAGTCTATCACCCTTTACTGCATTTCTTTTATGGTATGAGAAGAATTGGTCGTTAAGAATTAAGTCGCCTTTTTGCCACTTATGATTATATATATACTTCTCTTGAAACAGATGTTCATGTAGTATTTTCATCAATGGTTTCATTTCTTCCATTGTAAACTCTTCACCCGTTTCTTTACTTCTGCATTTTCGCATAACACCGAAATGGCCAGTGTAAATTGCTTTTCCTCTATCTTTAAACCATGCAGGAATTGTTCTTCCTGGATGCTCAACGATAAGTGGTTTCCAACTTCCTCTTACAGGATTTTTTACTCTATTCTTTCTTCCTGTAGGTTCAAGGTTACCTTCAAACATAGCTAACATTTCGTGCATACCAGCATTCAATGACTCATCATCAAATTGGTAAATTGAATTGTCTTTATCAAATTCAGCCCAATATTCAAAATTAGATGCTACTGCTTTGATATCATCTGGTAAATCTTCATATGCTTGTTTACTATTACAGAATGAAGTGACTACATCATCACCAGGTTTAACACAATAGAACGCAATTGCAGATTCAACAACATGACGCCAATGCCTCCAATTGCCATTGTTATGCCAGCCTAAATCTGATTCAGGAAACAATCCTACAAAGTTTCCATCTTTATCTTTTTCATTAGTTACTCGAGCGATTCCCGTATGCTCTTTGTGCATAAAGTAAACGTCATATCCAGCTTTTTTAGGATTGTATATTGTTCCAACTTTACCAGCACCTTCCATTAAATTGATTTCGTCTAAGTTGGCATTAGGGATATATTGTAATACATCGTCGGGTAAAGCATAAGCTAATTCTTCCCAATTCTTTGTATCTTTCATGTCGTAATTATATGTTACAGGTTTAAACTGCATTTGCTTCCTCCATCATCATTATACTATTATATATTAACTTTGCTAATTCACTATGACCAAGTTCGTTTGGGTGACCATCTTTAGTTGAAATTGTGTATGAGATTTCTTTATCAAATACGTTATTACGAAAACATCTATAGAAACTTGGTATGAAAGGTCTTTCTAACTCTTCGGTTAAAAAGGTTTCATGTCCACCGTTTTCATTTCTTGGATATGGATATGGTCCTTGAAGATGATAAGCTTTTTCACACACCATTTCAAAAGCTTTCATATATCTTACATTTCGTGTATCACATTCGAATCTATTAAAATAACCTAAGTCATCTAAATTTTCCATAATATTGGTTAAGATTTTAGCACCTTGATAATTCGCTTCGCCTCCCTCGTCACGACCTCTTTTACTTCTATGTTTTTCATTTATATGTACTCTTTCAAATTCTGTCCAACTACATATAGCTATAACATCATCAGTTCTAAGTTTCCATAACTCATCTATCATACTATCGTATATAAAAGAATTACCCATACCTGAGACTCCACGAAGTATTAATTTTCTTCCGAGTTTTTTAGCAAGTATTTCTGGCCAGAGGGGATATTTACCATATTTCATATTATATAAATTGCGATCCACAAAGGAATCACCAGTCACGACTAAATACATATTATGGATTTTTAATTTCAAACGTATCAAACGCAAAGTTAACTGGCATGATTATATATTGGACATCTCCAGTTGCTGCTTCAAACATTATATCTCCGAGTGAAGTTGGTATTGCATTATAATATACGATTTGTTTAATCACATTGTTATGTGAATTTGTAATAGACACTGTAATATCTGCGTAACTTGGACCAGCGCCTAATGCTACATCCATTGGTGACGCATCTTGTTTATTAACAAACGAAACCATCCAATTATATATCTCTTGATAAGATGCTAATCCTTCGTCCATGATAACCATCATGCTTAATTCACCAAAGTTAATGTTGTCGCCTGATAACTTAAGACCACCCGCTAATCTTGGAATTTGTAATTGAACAGCTTCAACAGTCATGCTTGGATGCATAATGTTTTGGGCAAAGAACTGGAGATTTGGAAAGTATTTCCTATCAATCGAGATCTTAAATCCGTTTGGCTGTAAATAATTTGTATTAGTAGTAAGTGAGCTTTCGCCTACTCCTACTGTTGTACTTGTTGAGGTAATTGCCATAACACATCCTTTATCTATATTATACCACTATTTATAACGAAAGTAAAGGTAAAAAAAAGGGAGGCCGAAGCCCCCCTTAAATTTAATATTGCAGTTTCTTATTAAGTTAAGATATTGTCAACTCTAAAGATTCTGTAATACTGGTTAGTCTTAACAGTTGCTAGACCGGATGAAGGAGCTGCGCCAACGAATGGGTTTGAAGCCATACCGTAACGAGTCTTGAAACCAATCTTAGGTTGGAAGTTATTCTCCCCAATTGCGCGAACCATAGTAAGCGGAACGTATGGGCAATAGAATACACCAGCGTCATATGGGTTAGAACCCTTATAACCAACAGTAACGTAATCAACAGAAGCATATGGGTCGATGTAGACCTTTGTACGTCCGTTAAGTACACCAGCAAAAGTTGAACCAGTATCATCTACATTAAGATTTGCAGAGATAGCAGGTGCATAGTCAAGCATACCAGAAGCAGCAAGTGCAGAAGCAACATCTGAAGAAGTGATAATGAAATTACCTTTTCCTCTACGTGTCTCTTTAGCAATTACGTTAGCTTCTCTCTCGATTTGCATGATTAGACCTTTGAACTTCTCAACAGACCATCTACCATCAGCGTCTGAGCTTAGGTTGAAGATACCGTTAATGGCTGTGTTAGCCTGAAGTGCACCAGTTTTTGCTTGAGAGTTAATCGTTCTGATTACTTCTCTGTTGATTTCAGCAAGAATCTCAGCAGAAAGGATATTAGCCAATTCTGTTTCTGCATCCAAACCATGGATTGCTTTAAGATCCTGAGCTAATTCCAATGAGTATTCAGCTTTAAGAGCTCTGGACTTTGCAGTCACAGTAGCTTTCTCAATGGTGAAACCCATCTGTTGGAATGCATCGGTAGTACCCAATGCCTCAGCAGAGTCAGTTGTCATACCAGTTCCTGTGATTGCTGTTAGACGATCAGAGTCAATAGTATTAGGTGAAGATGCGTTAGTAACATTTAAACCAGATGCACCACCAGCGCCATTAGCGGCTCCAGTTTGTGTACCTGTGTGTGAAGTATCAGCTTCGTTATGAAGCGCTTCAGCAGCACCAGTTGTACCTGAATCGTATCTTGCTTTCATTGCAAAGATCAAGCCAGTTGGACCGGTCATAGGTTGAACACCAGCAACATCATATGCCATTAGGTTAGGCATTGCACGTCTTACTAATGAAATAAGGACAGGATCCCATGTTCCAATAGAGCCAGTATTAGCACCAACAGGAGCAGCTTCAGTTAAGAAACCGTTTTGTTGGTTACGCTCTTCTGCAAGAGCTTTTTCTTGGTTTTCCAGAATGGCTGCAGTTACAGACCTTCTGTGGTTGTCTTTAATGACGCCAGCTGATTCTTCGTTCAGTACTGGTGCCCACTTTTCGACTAGTTTATCGTACGACTGCATAATGGGATCTCCTTATTTAGCAGATTTGCGAATTGCTGTTAGGTACTTAGACATTGCCCCAGTATCTTCTACAAGGGCTTGACCCTCATCTTCGGATTCTGTTTCAAGAAATGACTCAGTAGATTTTACAGTATTCGGTTTAAAGTAAGTTTCTTTGATGGTTGATACTTTCTTATCGAAAGATTTCTCATCCTGAAAGGTTACGTCGTCTGTCAATTGCTTTAGCTTTTCGACTTGAGTATCGGCTAAGCCTTTTGAGGCCTCACTAATAATCGCTTCTCTTTTGAAGTTTTCGATTTCTTCAGCCATTGCAATAGATTTACCAGTCTGGTCATTAAGCTTTTCTTCAAGCTCAGCAATCAAATCTGACTGTTCATCTACAAGATCGACTTTACTGTCTGGAACAGTAATGTAAGACTCAGTAAACAAGTCTTTCAGACTTGTCATAAAGGACTCAGCAATTTCTGTACGAAGACCAGCTTGCACTTGAAGCTTGTTTTCATCCATCCAGTTCTCAACAACATAGTTAAGGTAGCTATCAACTTTATCGACCATTGCAGCATTTTGCTCTGTAACAGCTTCTTCGAGTTCAGTTGTATAGTTTTCTTCCAAACGATCAATTTCCATTGACAATTTGCTTTTGAGCGCGGCTTCAAAAATAATAGCAGTTTTAGCTTTGAACTCTTCGGAAAGAGTAGCTTCAGACTCAACCAATGCGTCCAGTTCACCAGAGTAATTGTATTCAGGAAGAGCTTCGAGTTCTTCTCCGTCTACGTCTTCTTTTACCTTGGCACCTTTACCCATCATTTTGTCAAAGTTAGCAGCTAATTCAGGTTTCTTCATCTGATTTAGTTTACCATACATTGCATTGATTATACCTGCTTTAGTTTTAGGCATTGCTTCTGCAGTACCACCGGGTCCACCAGGAGGAGTCCCCTTGGCCGGTCCGTCAGCTTCTGCTTTTTTCACAGCTTTTACCGCATCTGCTTCTGCGTTCTTTCCATCGAATTCTGTTGCTTCTTCCACGACTTCACTCTCGTCAGTCTGGAGTTCAGCTTCAGTATCCTGATCTTCTTTTATCATCTCAGACATACTTACGTACTCCTTTTTACTAAGATTTAAGTAACGAGAGGAAATTTTTAAATTCACGAGTTTGAACCTCATAAAGGTTTTTTCGTGGAGCTTTCAGAATTTCTGTCTCCATTTTTTCAATTTCTCTTGCTTCAATAATGCCGTTATTCCAG